TGGAGTACAGCCGTGCCGCCAGAATTGCCAACACCACCGTAGGCCCGCTGCCAGCTGTTGCGGTTCGCCTCAGCCACTTCTTTCGTAAGCGGTATTTCGGAAGTAAGGACGCCAGACAGATTTGCGCCATTTTTCATCAGCGCAGACATATAGCCTTGCCCTGCTGTCCCAAGCCCAAACGTGTCACGGTGGGTGGTGATTGGGCTTTTGCCAGTACCGTTCTCGCTGTCCCAGACCATTGCGCGAATGTGAAGCACGTTGTTGGCGTCTAGCACGATATGTTTGCCAGTCGTAGACGAATTTATCGTGTAAAACAACTGCCCCAGCTTTTCGTCGTAGTCTATTTTTACCAGATTGTTGGCGACGTGCCGCAACTGGATTGGCTGACCTGATCCGTTCCGAATAATAACAGCATAAGCGTTACCGTGCAGGGTTGCCCACGCTTGCATCGTTTCGATGAAGGTTTGCCCGGAATAAAGGGGGTGTGGGTTGGTCAGTAGCTTAGCAACAGGGTGCCGGGGCTGCTTTTCTCGACCGATTCCGGCATCTGTGTACACGTCCCAAGACAGCGAACTAATAGATTCAGAAATGACCCGCAAGCAGGCCCAGACAGCCGTAAGAGACTGGGCTGTTTCGTGGCTTACAACTTCGCCCGACTTAGATTGCGCTCCACGCGAAGGGCCAAAAAAGCTGGTGTAGTTTACAACTTGCTGGTTGTCCCGTTCCTCGGTTTTAGGTGTTTTGGGGACAAAGGGCGCGCTTTTCGCCCTAAAAGATGGAGCTGAAAATATGGAAAAACCCCGCGCTGTTGAGCGTAAACCTGCAAACATGTGCGCAAGGTATTCTGCCAGGCCAATGGTTCGCGTTAACTTGGTTAACATAAACCACCAAGCATCACCACACATATATTTTCCCCGCGCTATCTCCCCCTTTATTCCCCGAAAGCTTGCTTTTCATTACCCTAAAGCTTTCGTAGCTGTCATACCGGTGCGGGAAGCCGTACTGGTGGAGCGCGGCCTCGCATAATGCCCACGCATCCTTGTGACTACACGCGTTATCCTGCACCACGCGCCAGAACTCAATAAAATACCCTTCCGTAAAAAGCATAGCCGTAACCCTGTCAGGGATCACGGTGCAAGGCTCATCTGTATCAGTTACGTATCTTGGTATCACATCTTTGTTTTAGGTTACCACACAAAGATTTCGCCTGTCGATTCTTGTTCGTCCTCCTTGTATTCCAGATAGCCAGCGTAGGCCATTGCGTTCGCAACCGCCGCGTCTACTTTTTCCCTGCTTCTTGATTTGTCGATTCTTACATTGCCGCCAGCGTCCTGTTTCAGCATTACGTTTTGAAAGCACCAAGCCACGACTGGGTTGTTTTGGTGGTCCCAAAGCCCATCTAATATTTCCTTTTCCATCCCAAGAACCGCAGGGCTAAAATTCATGAACGACTGGTTAAAGGCCACCATTTCAATCCCCTCAATCAGCAGCTCGTTAATGAGCTGCGACGCGTTAAATCGGTCATAATTAGCGTGGTGCACGTCAAAAACCGAAAAGTCGGAAATTATTTGCGCCCTTATATACTCGTAGTCTATTGTCTTTCCTGGCGTCAATGTCAGCCAACCGCCTGCCGCCCAGTCCATGTAAGGCACTTTATCCTGCATAGCCCTGTGCTTTGCCCGATCTTCAGCGCACCAGGATCGTGAAATAGTTCTAAACTTGGGATCGTCTTGAGTGGGAGGGAACACAAGCGACCACACAGCCAAATCCTTTACTGTCGCCAGGTCTAACCCCCCGTAGCACAAGCGGCCATGTAAAATCTTCTCATCAAAATCAGTAGACGCCTGCATATAGTCCTCCCGCTTAATCCATGTCGTGTTTGTCTTTTGCCACCTGTTGAGGTTTTTTGTAATGAAGGAGGTCATTCTCGTAGCCCCTTCAGTTACCGCCGTAACGTACTGCGACCGCAAACCTTCCCAAGGTGGAGCCTGGCCAATGCCAGGGTTTGACTTTTCCCAATTGGCCTCTACTTCCCAATCGTCTTCATCGTCCATCGAAAAGATCAGAGGGAAAACTTCATCGTTTTCAATAGACCCCTCAAGAATAGATATATACCGCTGCTCCAACTGCCAAAGCGTCCCCAGCACGTTAAAGCCCCTCGTGGTTGTAATAATTAGCAGCGGCTGCGCCCGTCCTACTGATCCAGATTCCAGGTTGTCAGGTATAGACGAATCCCTCGCCTCGTGGTATTCATCCACACAGGAAAGGTGGGGGAACACGCCATCTAAGGTTCCAGAATCGGCAGAAATGGCGCGGAAAAAAGAACCGTCCGGGCTGTTATCTAGCGCATCTAATTTGCTTACTAGCTCATAGTTTTGTTGAGAATTATACACCCTAATATCCGACATTTTACCTTCCGCCTTTAGGTAGTCCATCATGACCTTGCCAGAGTTCCAGCAATACAAGGCCTGGTCTTTTTTGTTAGCAACGCTGTACACCTCCGCCGCCTGCTCGCCATCGAAGAAAGCCATCAGGACAGAAATAGCACCCGCCAACTCAGACTTGCCCCCTTTTTTTGCAATGCAAAGCAGCACCTTCCGCGTAACGCGCAAGCCTGAGCTTTTGTGTTTTAAGCCAAATATGTAAGCCAGGAAGAACTTTTGCCAATCCATCAACTGAAACCGCTTGCCCTTAAAGTCCCCTTTGGTGTGCTTGAATCCAGAAATAACATCAATCGCCCAGCCCGCTTCCTCTGCATCAAATACGTACCGCGTATCTTTCATCAGCCGAACGCACCGCTGCACAGAAAGCAATTCCAACCGCCCCGCCAGCCGGGTGCCGCCCAGGACGGAATCAATGTAAGGTTGCCACAAATTCATTTACGTACCGGTTTGGCGGGGCAATTTACGTAGCGACGTCGGCTTAGCTTTTCCAGCACCGGCCAGTTGAGACTTTACCCGCTGCTTCCTGTCTATTTTCAACAGTACCGCTTTTGCATTTGCCATTGCGTCAGCTTTTGCCATCGGGATCCCGAGCGGGTGCTTGTGCTCTACCCCGTTTTGATCGGCCATGGTATCGCCTTCATCTGCAATTTGCTGGCGAAGTCGTTCGTAATCTGAAATGTGGACCGCGTACATGGCCAACATTAGGCGGTCCGTGAACGTAACCGGCTCCGGCAAATCCGGCAAGGTCTGCTCGTAAACCAGTCGGGCTATATCGTCGAGGTCGATAATGTTTTGCATCATGTTTTGTTTTAAAAGCAACAGGCGTCAAGTTTTTTAGGTCGAGAATTATCATTTACTTTCCCCCCTTTAGGCCGGGGATGTACTTGTTAACACAAATTGTAGGATTGGAGCCCCCTACCACCTCGCTCCTGCCCTCGGCGCATCCTAGTCATGTCCGGGACGCACACGATCGCTATCTATCCAATCAGCACCACGTTCTGTCGCTTGCTCAATCAGTAGCAGCTTATCAATGATTGCAGTACGATCATCAGGTACAAGGCCATCAATCCCCTGCACTGCGTCTACCGCGTAGCCTCGCTGTTCGTATGCCCTTTTCCTATTGTGGTGGTGGTGGCACATAGCCATATGATTGCTATCGTCCCATACCGCCCCACCCTTGCTGATCGGCACAACGTGGTCCGTCACCCCATCGGACACGTTGCGCTTGAGGTCGTGGCTGTACGATAAAGTAACACCAGTAGTGCGCCCTTCCCCATTGCACACCTCGCAACAGCTGTTTAGCTGGCGGTACCGCTTCGAGTAGTTCCGCCAAAGCCTTCCGTTGTAAAAGGCATAGTCGCTATGTGGCCTGTTGGGTAGCATATCTTAACTTGTAGGGACACCACAAAGATAGCATAGGCCACGTAAGCGAACAGCCCAACACTAAAAACGCCACCAATCGCAATGACTGGTGGCGGAATAAAACCAAATAACACAACACATACTATATTTTGCAAGCGATGTCGCGGGCAGCAATGACGGCACGCTCCGCTTCCTTCCATTCTGCTTTTGTTTCGGCGACCACTTTGGCCGCGTCATTGGCCGATAAGCTGGCTATGTACGCCACAGATTTTGCCGTCCTCTTTGCTGCCAAGTAGGCGTCTTTTGCGGCGTAAACAAAAGACTCAGCCGCTTCGACTGCTTCGCCCGCGTCTTTGGCAAACACAAAGGCGGCGCGGGCCTTGCTGGCAATTACCACCTTTGCGCCTGTTGCGCCCGCTAAATAGGCGTGTTTTTTTGAATGGAAAAAAACATTAAACGCTGTTTCTGTGCCTAGCAAGGTTTTTAGGATGCTGGCACCAGATTCATCTACTGAAGCATAGCCGCCAAGAAATGCATCCCGCTCTGTTTCGTACATCTTTTTCATTTT